CGAATCCGACACCCTCCCGGCTGGGATCGCCGTCATCGCCCAGCCCGATCCACGCCTGCCAGTCGCCGGGTCGTTCTTCACGCACCACAATCATCATCATGGCTGATCCGGTTCTGGCTCTCGTCGACGTGCGAGAGCCTCGTGACACGGGCAGGCACACCGAGGACACGCATGGATGGCGGCTTCCAACGCGGCGACGTCAGACACCGCATCCATCGCGGCCTGCCCGACCGGCTCAAGCGCGACCTTGATCTTGTTCTTCATCTTTTCGAGCTTCTCGGGGAAGTCCTCGGTCGCCGACGTAGTATTGCTGATTGCGTCGACCGCCTTCTCCCCCATTTCCTTCCACATGCCGCCAATGTCGAGAGCGCCGCTCTGAGCCGCCTGCGACACAGCCAACGCCGATTTTCCGAAGACGTCCATAGCTGTAGCCTGCGCCGCGGGGTCGCCCGATGCCAACGCCTCGAACAGAGCATCAAGCTCAACGCCCGCGTCCTTGCCGTCCTTCGTCCAGTCTCGCATGGCCTTGGTCATGCCGGGCATAATCGCCGCCGCATCGATACCCGACTTGCCGAGCGTCGCAATCAGCGCCGCAGCTCCCTCGGCAGTATAGCCTGCCGCTTGCAGCGTCGGCGCAAATTGCGTCACCTGGGCGGAGAGCACATCAAAGCCGACGCCCGACTGCTGACTGGCGACGAACAGCTTATCGAGTAGGCCCGTCTGCTCCGCGGCCGTCACCCCCCACCGAGCGAACATGTCCGTCGCCCCGGCAGCCGCTTGCGTCGCGTCGATGCCCGTCACCTGCGACAGTTGGAGTATCTGCGTGGATAGCGCCTGGACGTTCTCCTTACCTACGAGGTCAAGCTTCTGGCCGAAGACCGCGACGACATCAGCCGCCGACCCCAAGTCCGTGGCGACGTTCGATGCCACGCCCTTGACGGCATCCTGCAAGCCGGTCAGCGTATTGCCCGTCGCGCCTGTCTTGGCGATGATCGTGTCGTAGGCGCTGTCGAATTCCATGCCGAGCTTGAGTGCGCCTGCAGCCAGGCCGGCCACCGCCGCCCCGCCGACGAGCAGGCCCGCGCCCATGACTTTCGACGCGCCCATCGCGCCAGCGCCCAGCTTGCCAAAGGTGCCCTCAAGATCGCCAAGCGCACCCTTCGCTTTGCTGACATCGGCCGCAATGATTACGCTAAGCTCAGTCGCCGTCGCCATCCGCGTTTGCCCTCACGTCCCGATAAAGGTCGTGGTCCGCCCGTGACCACCGCTCCGCCAGCGCCTTGGACTTGCCCGCGTCGCCCGCACAGTCGACCTGCTCCTCGTGTAGCCGCAACGCCCAGCCGGCCCGCATCACCTCAAGCGTCAACCGCCGTCGCTCGCGCGGTGACAACGGCTTGCCACCAAGGTCAAGGTGCGCACGGTATGGACTCTGTTGGTATGTGGACGCAACCGCGTGCGCCATCAGCGCGTGCGGCTGCGAGCCGTTTCGGTGCACTACCCATCGGCAGACGGCTCGCCACCGCTGGGCGGTTCCCCCTGGTCAATACAGAGAAGCTCGTTGACCAGGTACAGCACCGTGCGCGACGGCACCGCCTCCCACACGCCGGGCTGCCCCGGCTGCGGCAACGGCTGGCCCTCTTTGTCGGTCAGCGTCCAGCCCCACAGCGTGCGGTCAAGCAGGCCGCACATGAACGCGAAGGCCGCCTCGTTATCGGGCGACTCGCCGAGCGCCTCGTATGCCTTGGTGAGCGCAAGCTCGGTGCTGCTGTCCAGGTACGGGTCAAGCCAGACCGTCTCCCCCTCGTAGGGGTGGACCTGCCTGGCCTTGGTGCCGATGGTATAGCCGCTCATGTCGAGCTGGGCCGCAGCCCGTAGGCTGGGTTTCAATCGTTTGACTCGTTCCGGGTATTCCATTATTGCTTGGTTCACGATGTTTACGTAGCGGTCCAGTTTGTCAATCAGTGGGTCGGTCATGTCTCGCTCCGCTCATGGTGAGGGCGAGGCGGGAGCGAGCCAGCGCCCGCCCCCACCTGAGCCTGGTGGACCTATGCGGTCGTTCGCGTGATGGCGCCCGTCCCCTGGCCGGTCATCGACCAGCGCACGGCATCCGCAACACCCGCCGTGATCGTGTAGTTCGTGGCGATCACTGACTGATTGTAAGCGGCGTTCGTCACGCCGATAGTCTCCGACGTCGGCCGGAAAATCCACGTGTCGGAGTTGCCGTCGAACGATGCGAACACTAGATAGTCCTGGCCGGTCGTATTCGTGTTGTCGAACGCACCACCGACTGACCATGTGACGCCGTAGTCACCGCCCAAAAATGCCTTGCAGGCGTCACCGGCGGCGGTTACTTCGGCGGTGTCGTAGTCCATGCTGATGCTGAGGTTGTCCGAGTAGGTGCTCAGCGTTGACGACGTCTGCGAAAAGAAGAAATTCTTGCCGTGAACAGTAGCCATCTCTCACCTCCAAAATATCAATCAAGCGAATGGTTACAGAATCTGCCGAACGTTGTTGACGAGACACGTGAAGCTCGTCGGCCCCTTGGTGGTGCAATTGATCTTCCTGTAGCGCTCGATAGCCCCCGTGCTGGCACTCCGCACGTAGCTGACCGCCGTGCCGCTCAGCGTGCCAGACGCGTAGGCCGCAACCGCCGCGAATGGATCGCCCACCGCGTCGTCGCTCGACTCCTCGGTGGCCACTACGATGCTACCAGCCCCACTGGTAATCGTGAGGATGCGGTAGACCACCGCCGACGTTGTGCCCGAGGGGATGATCCCAACCGCGCCGAAGTCCACCGACGCCTGGGCGCCCGTCGCCGCGATGCTCCCCGAGTACAGCACCATGCCCCGCCCCAGGTTGCCCGTGCCTTGCAGGCTGCAATTGAGCATGATGGCGGCTGTCGTGCTCACCTCGATCGGCTTGGCCGTGAACAGGCCCTGGGCCTCGTATACTTCATTGCCCGCGGTCGACCCGCCGGGCAGCAATGCCACCTGCCGGACCGTCCCGCTGTTCGTCACCGCCCAGTCGTAGCCGACGACTTCCGAATAGCCGTCGTCGGTCGTGTCATAGAAGCTCGTCCAGTCAATCTTCCACGTGTAGTCACCACCCAGGAATGTCTTGGCGGCATCGGAGAACACGGTCGTCTCCGTCACGTCACGGTCAATCGTGAGAGTCCAGGCATTGGCGTAGCCGCTCAGGTCCAGCGTATCCGCATAGATGGTCGCCGTCTTGCCATGTCGAGTAGCCATCAGTCCTCACGCTTTCGGCGCGGCCGCCTGCCGCCCGGCTCGTCACCCTCGGGTGGCGGGAAGTCGCCATACATCAGCGTCGGTGGGATTGCATCGGCGTCGTCCGGCTCCGCCAGGTCGTCCGGCTCCGCCAGGTCATCCGGCTCCGCCAGCACCAGCAGGCCCCGCTCGAGAAAGTCACCGACCGGGAACGTCGCCAGCTCCTCGTCGGTGTCCAGGCTAAACACCAGGCCCACCTCCGGCTCGTGAATGCCCGGAATATGCAGCGCACAGTGCCGCGCCCATGTGTCAGTCGGCCCCGGCTCGCGGAACGCCAGTGGCATCAGGACCAGCTTAACCCCCTTGTAATCCGTCATCGGTGGTATACCTCCATTGGGAACCTAACCATCAGCGTATCGGTATCATTCAATTGACTGAATCCGTAGGCGATGAATTCATCTACACGCGCCGTCTCCACCACGCCGCCCAACGTCTTGTCGGCCTCAACGATGTCCTCGACGTTGGCCGTTGATGCGTCGTCTATCAGGTCGTCCACCACGTCTTGCGCGCGCGCGAGGCCCATGCCCAACGGGCAGTGTACCTCGATCTCGAACAGCCGATGGTACAGCCCGCCCGCCGTCGCTCGCCCACCGCCCGGCCTGGGAAACACCAGGGCCACCGGTCGCGTCAATCGCTCCTTGCCGGTTGCCTGATCGTAGGCGTACAGCGTCGTGATGCCGCCGAGCTTGTCCTGGATGGCCGTGCGGATCGCCCGGATGCTGCTAGCCACCGCCCGCCTCCCTCCATGCCGCCCGGATGTCGTCCGCCAGCCCCGCCTTCAACCCCTCGAGCTGCGGCATCTTGTCTGCAATGCCGCTATCCCACCAGTCCTTTGTAGGCTTGCGCTTGAACGGCCCGCTGGCGTAGTGCAGCTCGGTTGTCGACGGCCCCCGCTTGCCAATCGCCCGCGCAATCGCAGCCGGCGGAATCGATGTGCCTACCCGTCCCGCCCACTTGCCAATCGCCTTACCGGGTGGAGGCTTGCCAGGACCACGCATCGGCCCACCCTCATTCAGGATGCTGGCGTAGAACGTGGACCCGCCGACGGTGATCTTCGCCCAGTCGTCGTGCGTCTCCATGCCCTTCGACAGCGCCGCCCGCAAATTGCCCGAGTCAATCGGCGCCCGATCGAATAGCCCTTCGTGGACCACGCGAGCCGCTTTGCCGATGAATGCCTTGATCGGTGCCTTGAAAAGCGCCTCGTCGGTAATGCGCTTGTCGATCCGAAACTCAATCGTCGACTGGCCCATCAGGCCCCACCCACAAAGATCGCCCGGCGGAACCGCGCCAGATAGTCGAGCGACGTCTTGTGCCAGCCCGGCTCAATCATGACTCTGCCTAGAGCCTCGTTGACCGACGCGCCAGCCGGCGCCTGCATCTGCTGCCAGCGCCGCACGGCCTCGAGCGCCACCGCCTCGGTCACCTCGGGCGGTACTGCTGGCCAGCCCCACGTCCCCGTGATTTGCACGCCCTTGGCATGCGTCGGAAAGCCCTGCGTTCCCTTCGGCGTCACCTGTATGTGAGTGTACGGCTCGTTGTACTCCGCCGCGTTCTCCGGCAGCAGGTCGTAATCCGTCGTCGCCCACGTCGTGCCGTATGTCCGGTCACCGTCGGCGTCCGTCTTGACCGACACGACGGTCGACGTTAGGTCGGGAATCGACAGGTAGTCGTAGTCGTCCGCCGTCAAAACCCGCGCCGTCGAGGCCGCGGTTTTGTAGAACTGCCTCAACGGAAAGCCGCAGTACCTGTCCGCCGCACGGCTCACGGCTTCGATGATGCGCTCCATCGCTGACCGCTCCGCCGCGCTCCACGTCGTGTTGACCGCATCAATGCGGGCGAGTACCTCAGCCGTGCTCACGTACAGATTGGCGGCCATCAGGTCACCAGGAAAAAAATGTCAGAATACCCTGCTGTCGTGTCAACGTGATCCACCACCAGGTACAATGATCCGGCCGCCGTCGTATTCTCAGGGGCAAAAGCCGGCCATGTAATCATCGCCTCTCGCCCCGTCCAGGTCGCCATCGTGGTGTTGTAATCCAAGTCCTCGGGCCGCAACCGCGTAACCTCCGCATCCAAGCAGTATTCCATCAGTCGTGCACCTTCGGTGGCCTGCCCGGCCCGCGCTTGACCGGCGTCACCACGGCACCAATCATACGATTGTTTGGCGGCTCGGCGACCTGCCGCGCAGCGGGAGTCGGCTTGTCCTCGACCAGCACCCCGCCGTTGCCATCGCGGTTGACCCACGCCGCGTGGTCCTCGTCACACTCGACGATCGTGCCCGGCATGTACGTCAGTCGCTCGCCCCGGTGAAGCGCCGACCACAACTTGAGTACCTTGTACCTAGCCATCCTGCTCGCCTCCATTGTCGCTAGTCGTGTCGCTAGTTTTGTCGCCACTCATCGTCATGAACGGGATGCACCCCTCGCGAGCCAGTGCGTCTAGCAGCTCGTCAATGATAACCAAGGCGCCTTGCAGGCGCAGCGTCACTTGTTGCGCATTCAGCATTTCCGCTTCTAGCTCGGCGCGACGCGCCTGCAAGGTCGCCTGGTCTACCATTTACGTCAACCTAGCCTTCCACGAATTTCTCGTACAGCGTCATGTGCTCCACGCTGAGGCATTGTTCCCTGTCCATCCGCCGCAGCAAATCAATCACCGCCGCGGTCTCAGCATTGGTAATATCCACATCAACCGCCTCGGCAGCTGGCGACCAGGTAATGCGATCGTCTGCCACAATGATATTCCAGGTCTCAATCTCGTCGTCCGTCGGCGTCAACTTCTCGCGCAGTTTAGCAGCCGTGCGCAACGTGAGAAAATTACCCTCCCTCGGTAGCGCCGCTGCCAGCGCTAGCCGTTCGCCCAGCGTCATATTCATTCGCTCGCTCCTGTTGTAATGGGGCCGGGCTTCGGTCCGGCCCCCGTTATCACGCATCCGTCTCTTGAATTGCGACACGAACGTTTACACTCCAAACTTTGCCCGTCGGTACCGTCGCGTTCAGCACCTCTATCCCCGCGGGCGACGTCTCGATTGTGAGGCGCTTGCCTGCCACAATAACGAGCGATTGCGAGCCAACCTGAAATATCGTGGCTGGTAGCGCGCTAGCGAGCAGATCCATTTCATTCTCCCTTAGCTGGGAGCGGTCGACGAGGCCAGCAACCAGTACGGCGTCGAGCCTACCATTACGCGGAAGGCGTAATCGCAATTCGCCTCAAATGCCGCCCCCGCGGTTGTTGCCATGGTAGTCGCGCTCAGCGTACCCGTCTGCCCTGAGTCGCCAAAAACCCGGAACAGTACATTCGCGGGTGTGGTCCCGTACTCCCGCAGCGTGATATATGGCGTGCATGCTGGCGGGCTCCCGGTGTGATTGCTCGTCGAATTGAGCACAATTACCGAGTTGTCGGACGCATTCGCCGCTACCGACGTTAACTCAAACTCGGCTGCGCACAAGTACCCATTGACGACCTTGCTTGCCTGAGTAGCCTTGACGTATAGACCGCTCACCCACGAGGCCGCACTTCCGGCGGCCGTCGTCACGATATTCGCACCCACGAGGCTGTCACCGGAACTCAGTGTGCCCGTGTTAATCATTGACCAGCCATGTTTCTCGCCGGTGATGGTCCCCGCATTCACGTTGAAATAGCCGGCCTGCTCGACGTCCTCACAGTACAGGCCGTGCGTCCACCGCGCCAGCCCCGTGCCACCCCAACGGCCCGCATAGTACGCGGCGAAAATACCGTTGTTGGCGACAAAGCTGGTCGTGTTGCTCATAGCCGCGAACCCGGCCAACACACCGTTACTGTTAATCGTCGTGATGGCCGAGCCTGCCCCCACGCGACCGATGACGGCTGCCTGTGCCCAAGTATCGGTACTATACGCTTGCCCGTCAACGGTCAGAGCCGTGTTGACTTCATACGACCCCATCAGCCCGCACATATTGTGGCGGTTGGTACCACTTTTGCTCACGAGCTGCCCCACGACGCCGGCCGCTTCCTGCTCGCGGTTGCCCGCCGTGTAGGTCAGGAGCGTCCGGAAAACCCCCGTACGCATGAATACACTCGACGCCACAGCCGCCTCACCATCGTCACCATACGCGCGCAATGCCGACGTGACCGTGGATGACAGCGCCGTTCCACTGCCCGTGGTGTTGGCTTGTGCACCGAGCGAGAACACCGTCCCGGCAGCCGGCTTGAATACCGAGCCGGCTGTCGTCGGCGTCAGCGAAAGATTGGTCCCGTCCCAGGCAAGCTTGAAATCACCTGACGTCGGGTCGTTTCGGTCACTACCGTCGCCGAGCACCAGTTCTACATTGTCGGCGAGCTTGAGGGCGTCATTATCCGCGTCCGTATATTTGATCTTAGGCATTGCAAGCCTCCTCAATCATTCGGTCGATTGCCCTAGACCGTGATGTCGTAAAGAACCGCACACGACTCGATTCCGCTGGCCGCGCCGGTGGGCGTGAACCGCGTGAGCCCGTGCCGCATCGTGTACGTGATGGCCGTCTGGTCCGTCCTGGGCAGCCGCTCGACCTCGACCTTGAGCGCGCGCCGCGTGCCTAGAACGTAGCCGTTGCGGTTGAAGCACACAAGGGTCCCCTTGGTGTTGTCGCCCAGGGTGTCGGCATCGATCTTGCCGGTTGCCTCGGTGAGCACCAGGGAATCACACACGATCAGCGGATTCCGGTGGATGTTCCCAATCTCGCCCGTAAACACAGTCGCGCCGGTCCCGTACTTGTCGACCGTAATCACCTCGTCTAGCAAAGCGATAGTGTCAGCCGTCGAGGGCTCCGCGACGTAAATCAGGTCGCTCGGGCTGTTCGGGTGGCCCCAGTCGTGAAAGTAGGTCCGGTCGTACATCTTGGTTTTCATCGCCATGAAATCCTCCCACGTCGGCGCGCCGCCCGCATCGATTGCGTTCGCGGTGTTGTCCACAAGCGCCCCGTGGATGATACCGTCCCAAGCCAAGTACCAAGACTGCCCGTAGGCGGTCGTTGTCGGCGTGGTGTCAATGGCGTTGATGTTTGTGCTAGCCGTCGTGGTCGTGTCGCCACGGAGCACAAGTGCATCCTGGTGCCACGCCAGCGACTTGACCCCCTGCGCCTTGAGGAAGGGCACCCAACTAATAATGCTATCCTCTTCGAGTGCCCCGGACCACATCTGGCTCATGGCAAACATCGCCGCGGAGCACGCCACACGCTGGTCCGTGTTAGTGCTCGTGGTCCAGTTGGTGGCGTTGGATGCGGTCGACTCTGACACGTAGTAGAGAACCGGGAAGTCTACCTCGACCGGCAGGTACGCCGTCGGGGCCGTCATATTGAAGGTCGGGATCAGCGGCCACACGCGCGACGTGCGGCGAGCGGCCTCCCACAACGATCCGACATACTGAGCGCCGATGTAATTGCTCGTGTCGGTCGTGTCCATCGCTCGCGCTGCCCGCGCGTCACCAGGGTCAACCACGCGCCCCATGCGCGTGTCGGTTAGCGTCCGCTGATACCCCGCCGGGAGCTGAGCATCCAACTTCGGCCCCACTGTCCGCAGCGCATTGGCCAACTCAGGCGACATGCCCGGATGCAGCTCGCCGTTGGCCATGCGCATGTTCTTGCAGGAACTCATCAGCCCGCCGAGGAACTCGACGTCCTCGTCCGCCATGCCGGCGAACTTCGACCCGGCCAAGTCTGGCGCCGCGCCAAAGCGAATCTTGCGCACCACCTCGGGGTCGCTCGCCAGCTTGTCCAGCTCGCTCGCGAACACGGCGCGCGCCTCGGTCTCGCCGAACGTCCCGCCCTGCGCAATCACCCGCTCGGCAATCGCGCGAATCAACTCATCACGCTGAGTAGTTGTGGTCGTCTCAGCAGGAACATCACTCACTTGTTTGATCTGCTCGTCTGGCATGTCAAACCTCCAAAGTTTTGAGAACGTCCAACAAGAATCTTGTCGCCGGATCGACCTCGGCCCGCTCCGGCTCGGGCTTCGTCTCTGCCTCGGGCGTGTCCTCGGTTGGCTTGTCGTTATCGCCCGCGCTGTCAAGCACCTCGCCTATCAGCGTCGCCGCCTGGCGCAGCTTGTCCTTGTTGCGCGTGTTCAACACCGCACCCACGCGCGCGCACGGCACCTCGCCCTCGAGGAACAGCCCCCGCCACGTGTCACCGTCCAGCAGCTCCAGGTCGTCGGGTGGCACCCACATCGGGGCCACCTTGCCCAGCCTGCGGTACGCTGGCAGTAGCGCCTGATATTTTCGGCGCCGAACATCCTCGGGGTCACCGGAACGCGGGTCCAGCGTGGCGACCATCTTGGCCGATACGCTGGTCCAGTCGTCCCTACCCGTGGCGCCGTTGCACGTACAAGGTGCGATGGCCGTGTCACAGCCACAAGCCCGCGTGGGCCGTTGTGGGCCGTCCTGCGGCTGGCCCAGCTCCATTAGCGTCCAGCCCAATTCTCTGAGCGCCGCCCGCTGACGTTCGGCCAGTGCGTCGGGGTCGCCCGGCACCGGCACGGCTGCAATCTCCAGTAGGTCGTGCGCGATGGGCTTCTTCCCACTCACCGTCGAAGGGATGCCATCGGCGTCTGTATCATCCCACGACACGCTGACGTTGTTCAGGATTCCGATTCGCGTCTTGCGGTCGACCTCCGCCGCAAAGGGATCATCACGATCGTAGTAGACTTTCGCCCAGATCAGTTCACCCTCGTCGGTCTGCTCGATATCAACGTCGGCCCGCCCAATCGGCAGGCGCGTGCCCTTGAAATCGTGCGCCCACGTCACTACGGGGTTTGTTCGGTAGCGGTCGACGTTCCAGGGCAGGACCGCCATATCGAGCCCGTCGCGCTTGACGCCGGGAGTGCTGGCCTTGTAAAGGATCGGCCCGAACTCCAGGTCGGCGTCCTCGTCCTCCGGCGAGCGCAACATCCTCAAAAAGTTAGCCATCGCAAGCCCTCCAAAATCAAACGCTCGGTTGATTGTAACTCATTCGACCGGATAGCGCAAGCCGCACCGGCAATTGATATCCTCGCCGGGATCGCCCATGTCCCCAGGCGCTGGGCCAGTCACCCCGCCAACCTCGAAGTCCTCGTCAACTGGCACTATCTGCCCGTGCGCCGCCGCGTGCGAATCGCGTACGCGTTCATCCATCGCTGTCTGCCACTGCTTGTGGGTCGCGCCCGCAGCCGTCGCCGCGATCAACCCGCCGCCGTTGTATGCGCCGATCACTTCCGTTCTGGCAATGGTCGTTGCGCTTGACCTGATGCGGTCACCCATCACGGCCTCGACGCGCTTGGCCAATTGCGGGATCGACTCGCCACCCTCCATACCCTCGGCAAGCCCAGACTTTAGGGCCGTCCACGTCGTCTCGTTGACATCGACCGCGAATCGCTGCGCGCGCGTTTCGATCCACCGAGCGACCTTGGATCGGGGCGGCTTGACAGCCCCGCCTATG